TAATGCCTGTTGACGAAAATGGTAATCGCAAGAATGCACATCGGATAGTGCAGATTTATATCGGCATAGATATCGGCGGTACAAATTCACACACGCCGTTTGTTGCTACAGGATTTACTAAAGGCTTTAATAAGCAGATTAGACTGTACTACAAACGAATTAAGCACAGCAAAGGAACCGTAGACCCTGACAGGATTTACGCAACTTTTAAGGAGTTCATTAACGAGGTAAGAGCACTTTATCCAGGCATTCCGATTGTGGCTGCGCTCGTCGACAACGCTGAGCAGCTAATACTGAATGGACTGGCAATATACTCAGCGCGAAACGGTCTAGGGGTCAAGGTTGCAGGATGTCGCAAAACGGAATTCTCTGACAGGGTCCTTGCTTACAATTCAGTAATTAACACAAATAGATTGCTGTGGGTTTCGGACTTCTGTGAGCCGATTGCTGACTCTATATCCGAAATGGTGTATGACAGCAAGAGCAAAAAAGAAGAAAAACTACTCGACGACTTTTCAACAGACGTCGATACATACGATGCTGACTACTACTCATGGAGTCAGTTTATTGACTATTTTCATCCAATGGAGGGATAAATGGCACACGTTAAAGAATATTTAAATAAACAGGGATATGACGTGAATGAGAAGGCTCTCGCGATAATGGACTTGTGCGATTCCTGGTACTCTAATGATCTAATAGACAATTTTCACAACAGGGTGACAGTGAATAACGTAAGATACGAAATGGAGCGTACGGGCTTTGCTAAGAGGGCGTGCGAGGACGATGCAAACCTTTGCGAGGTGGTAGACATTGTTACAAACTCGGAAAGCGCTAACGGATTTATTGAGAATCAGTTAGCAAAAGACAAGTTTTCAAAAGCTATTCGTAGACAGTTAGAGCTTATGTCTGCGCAGGGAACCGTCGGAGCTTATGTCAGAGTTGTTGGTGCTGATTTATTTGACGATTCTTCGCTGAAGGGTGGCACGATAGAATTGATCTATGTTGAGCCTAGTGGAATATTCCCGCTAACAATCTCAAAAGGCATAGTTACAGAATGTGCCTTTGCTTCCGAAAATATAGTCAACGGCAAGACCGAAACGACCATTGTTACGTTCACTATTGAAGATGACAAGTATGTTTCAAAGACAATGGTTTTGGATGTTGACGGCAAGGAAGTTTTCGAAAAGGGTTCAGAGGTTAGGCTGGGGGATGTTAAGCCTTTCTCAATTCTAACGACTGCAGTTGTTAACAACATAAAAGACATGAAGGGGTATGGATATCCAAAGATTTATGCAGCCATTCCGATACTGAAGAGCATCGATTTAATCTTTAATGTGCTATTTGGAGACCTGGACAAGGCTGACAAGATGGTGCTTTATAACGAGGCGCTGTGCGAGTTTGACAAAAACGGAAATGCAAAGACTCCAAACAAGCAGCATAAAAAGACATTCGTTTCGATGGGCGAAAAGCTGCCTAACTCCGACGACCTAATTCAGGAGATAAATCCAGTTATCCGTATTGACAGCATAACCAAAACATTTGAGTTATCACTATCTTTGCTTTCAACGATGTTCGGATTTGGTACACGCAAATACAGCTTTGAAAACGGACAGATCAAGACTGCGACAGAGTACATCGGAACGAAACAAGACTCAATGCAGGAGCTGAACAAGCAAAGACAAAATCTGACTGACTATATTGAGGATCTTGTAAGAGCTCTTCTGTGGTTTTCAAACACGTTCATGGAAACAAAGTATGATCTTGCAGAAGAAATCGTAATCACTTACGACGACAGCTTTATCACAGACAGACAGAGCGAGCTCGATTCCATGAGAGCTGACGCGCAAGCCTTTGGACTGCCGAAGCTTGTCAAGAGATACATACAGGATAAATACGGACTTACAGAGGCTGAGGCAGAAGCCTGGTACAATGATGTGGAAGTCGATGACGAAACGGAGGCATAGCTATGCTATCCGATTATCAAAAAGAGCAATTAAGTGCTGAGATAATACCGATGTTCCAGGACCTGGAACAAGATACAATCCAGGATATAGCGCGTAGGCTCAGAAAAGCAAAAAGATGGACGGAATCTGCAGAGCTCCAGGCTAAGGCTCTTGAATCGCTAGGTTATAGTCCTAGCGAAATACAGACGCGCGTGCTCGATAAATTGCACGCTGACAAGGATTTTATCGACATGCTGAATGAGAACACGCTTGAGCATAAAAAACTTGTTAGAGAGCGAATCAGAGAGACTGTAGACTCGGCGCAAGCTCACGGAGATAAGATAATCGGACGAGCTGGCGATATGTCATTTGCAGATGATGTTGCATTTTGGAAGACAAAAGGTCAACACTTAAAATCAAGCCCAGCACTAAAGCAAATCTCCGCAGAAAGCTCCAAACGTCTTGAGCATGAACTCAAATCACTAACTCATTCTACAGGCTTTAAGTTTATTGGAGCGCCAGTTTCGGTAGATCAAGCATTTAATCACTCAATGGATAAGGCTGTGATGAATGTTGCGAGCGGTGCTTTCTCGTCAGAGCAAGCGGTCGAGCAAGTCGTTTCGGAGCTTGAAAAAAGTGGACTAAGGTATGTAAATTATGCGTCAGGGGTCACAAGAGGCATAGATGTGGCTGCACACTTGGCAGTTAGAACGACTTTAAATCAAATGGCAGCGGATATATCGATGAGCAACGCCGAACAGCTTGGAACGGATTTAGTCGAGGTTTCCTCACACGGTGGAGCACGAGACGGAGACGGACACGCAAATCATGCAGGATGGCAGGGCAAAGTCTACAGCATAAGCGGAAAGGCTCATCCGAAAGAAAGCAAACGATTAGGCTATAGAATTTTAAGCCTGGAAGCAGTGACAGGTTATCCGCACGATCCAGCAGGATTATGTGGGTATAACTGCAAGCATACGTTTTATCCATTCCTCGAAGGAATTTCCGACCCAACACCACTTGAAAAGGAACCGGCTCCGGTCAAAGTCGATGGCAGAACATACACGTTTTATCAGGCAACACAACACCAGCGCAGACTTGAAAGAGAACTTAGGGAGTTTAAAAGACAACATCTAGGCGGACAGAATATGACTGCTGCCATTACAGCAAAAGAACAGCAATACGCTCGATTTTGTGAGAAAGCAGGGCTCAAGCAGAACCTCAATAGACTTTATGTTAAGGGCTACAAGAGAGATTTTGAGTATATAGGAAAAAGACATGATGTTGCAAAAAAGCATGATGTAGTATATCGTGCCAAGAATATTACAGATATTAATGATTTGAAAAATATAAGCAAAAGTGATATAATTAATATGCAATCATTAGATGAGATAAAATTGTATTTTGCTGAAAAACACTCGATAAATTTGGTGGGCTTTGAAAAGCAAAATTTAGATAAGTTAAAAATAGTATTAGCTGGATATGATGATTGCTTTGAGACATTCCCTGGTTCTTCATCTGTTGTAAAACAAATTTCATACAATCCTAGATTGCGCGTATATGGAAAGTTGAAAACAGATGGGCGCTCCGAAATAGGAAAAAGCGGCATTGGTAGTTACGGAACCGGGATACATGAAGCTGCGCATGCGGCGGACTTGTATAAATCTTCGTATGGCACACATTCTTTTGCCGATGAAGTTTTTTCAGACGCCCTAAGGCGTTTGAAATTAAAGAGAACATCAAGAAGATATTATAATCTTGCTTATGAGATTACTGGAGAACCTGAAAGTATTGACGAATCATTCGAGATGTTTGCATATTCTACAGAGACAGTCATGGGTAGCGGTAAGGGAAACGATTTATCTAATATGATTTTTAAAATATCGGAGGAACATTATGCCAGAAAAAACTGAAGCGTTAAAAATTGAAGAGGCTAGGCTTGTTGCAGAATATTGTTCTTCAGATTCGGACGAAGGTTTTGAGGAATACTTGCTGAATCACGGGTCTAAAGAATGGGTTGAGTATTACTTAAAGGTAAAAGCATATAAAAAACGTGAGTATAAAAAGGGTTGGATAATAAACTGATTTTATACCATCGTTAATTTAATACGTTATTAAACATCGCAAGCAAGCGATGTTTTTTTATTGTCGTTTGTTCATTCGACGTAAAACAGGACAAGAACGGTAGTCCAAGCGTAAGCACTCGCAGGACGTAAAAAGAAAGGAAACTATTACAATGGCATTTACAAGAGACTCACTAAAGCAATTTGGTATCACAGACGATGAGGTTATCACAAAGATACTCAACGCACACCACGCAGAACTAGATCCTGTAAAGGACAAAGCAGACCAGTATGATAAGGTTAAGGCTGATTTTGACGAGCAGACGAAGTCAATTGAGGGGCTAAAGGCCTCAGTAGGAGACAAGGAAGCAATGCAGAAGCAAATCGAAGAGCTTAAAAGTGCATCTGAGCAGAAAGATGCTGCACATAAGAAAGCCATCGAAGACATGCAGAGCAAGCTCGAAGGCGCAGAGTTTGACAAACTGTTAGATGATGCCATCTCAAAGGCAGGTGGTCGTAGGGCTGCAAGTATAAGAGCAGAACTCAAACTTGATGAGCTGAGAGCAAGCAAGGATCGTTCAAGCGACATCGAAGCGGCAATAAATGCGTTAAAGGAAGCCGAGGACACATCGTTTCTATTTGGGTCAAATGCGAATCCAACAGGGGCGAAGGTAAGCACTTCTGGAAACGCAAGTGGCGGAGTAGGTGGTACTGACGAGGCTATAGCCACAGCAAGGGCTGTGATGGGTCTCTCTACAAAGGGAAAGGAAAATTAAAATGGCAAATCAGATTTCAAAATTCAAAATGTACGTTGACCTTCTAGATGAGGTGTATAAGACATCATCAGTTACTGCAGTGCTCGACGGTGCTCCAGAACTAGCACAGCAGGGCGCAAATGCAGATGAGCTTGTTATCCCAAAGATTGACATGGATGGGCTTGCAGACTATGACCGTTCTGCAGGATACACTATGGGAAGCGTAGAGCTAACTAACGAGACTGTAAAGTGTAACTTCGACAGAGGTCGTAAGTTCCTCGTAGATGCAGACGATGATGCTTCTACTGCTGGAGTAGCATTCGGAAGACTATCGGCAGAGTTCGAGAGAACAAAAGTAATCCCAGAGCTCGATGCTTTTAGATTTGCGAACTACTGCAAGAAGGCTGGTGCAAATATTGCAACAAGCACAATCACAGACGGCGCATCCGCAATTAAGGCTATTGCAAAGGCATACGACACAATGACCGACAACGAGGTACCAGAGGACGGAAGAATCCTATTCGTATCTCCAACTGTACACGGAATGATCAGAGACCTAGACACAACTAAGTCAAAGGAGATTCTAGAACAGTTCGCACTCGTTCAGAAGGTGCCAGCTAGCAGATTCTTCACGGCAATCGAGATGAATGATGGCAAGACTGGTGGCCAGGAGAAGGGCGGATACAAGAAGGCAGCAACTGGTAAGGCGCTAGACTTCTTGATCGTTGAGCCTTCTGCTGTTATCCAGTATCAGAAGAGAAATGTTAACAAGGCAATCGCTCCAGAGGATAACAAGGATGCAGATGGATGGCAGTTCAACTTCAGAGAAATTGGTATCGCAGACGTTTACAACAACAAGGCTAACGGAATAGCTGGAGCTTGTAAATAATAGGAGGTAAACAATGGGCAGAATAGTAGGATTGGAATTTAACGATAGTGATGAAATTATCGTTACAGAAGATGTGGAACCTGAGGCAGTAGAAACGAAAGGTAGCAAGTAATTATGTTAAGCGTATCGTTAGCGGAGTATCAGAGCATCTATGCGGATGTACAGAGCGAAGAAGAGTATGCAAAGCTTTACGAGAGAGCAGCAATCTTGCTGCGTGGCTGGACTGCAAGAAGAATTGATAAGGTTGTAACGGAGGATGACTTCCGTTACAGCCAAACAGTATCAGCAATAGTCCATACAATCCACTCGCTAGCAAGTCAAGGCGGTACTGAGGGTGTTATTTCGGTATCAAACGACGGATACTCCGAAACATACGCATCTGCCGAGGACCGCAAGTCGGAGCTTAAAAGTGCTATCTTCGAGATTCTATCCGGGACAGGATTAATGGGGTGTATATAATGATTTTCACGGACACAATCACAATCTATAGCTACTACAAGGATAACGGCGCCGAAAAATGGCATAGAACGGTCCTAAAAGGGGTAATGTGGAAGCGAAAGAGAGTTCAATCCGTCAACATAGACGGAAAGCTGAACATTGTTGATACCGTATCAATCACCATCCCATATAGAGCCTTATATTTGCCGTATAAAGAGTTTTTATTATCTAGTGACAGATTGAATCATTGGACAATCGAAACCGCGTCAAACCTAAGCATAGCCGTCTTGGGAGAGTGTGATAAGGAAATAGGAGATAGCTATAGGTTAAAAGACCTCAAACGAGATTATTCGGATGTGGTTACTCTGAAATCTTTAGCAGACAATACAAATCGAGATCATTTGAAGAACTGGAAAGTGATAGGTGCGTAATGAAGCATGTAAGCTTGAAATTAAAGCTACAAAGCAATGATGACATAAAGCGCCGATTTGCTATTGAAAAGCAAGGAAAGGTGCAGATGTTCATCGACTCAGAGGTGCTAAGACGTTGCGTGCCTTATATTCCCAAAAATGATGGAGATCTCATTAAAAGCGGACAGATTAGTACTGTCATAGGTAGTGGCACTGTAAGGTATACGACACCTTACGCACGCAGATGGTATTATATGCCAGCTAATTTTCAAGGCGCGCCTAAAAGGGGAAATTATTGGTTTGAGCGCATGAAAAGAGAAGGCGGTGCTGCTGCAATAGCACGTGGCGCAAAGCAAATCATGGCGAAAGGGAGTGATTAAGTGACATTATCAGAATCAATCAAAATATGGATGAGAGGATGTCCTGGTCTTGCCCTCTGTGATGACTTTGATACAGACAGATTAAGAGCCGAGGCGGAAAGCTTGGGCATATACAAGCAACCGACCAACGAGACAGTCGACTATATTGACGGCAGTACACTATGCACTGACTATTATTATATCGTTGCTAGGCAAGAGGCTCAGGAAGAGCGCGACAGGGTATCAAATCAAGAGTTCTTGGAGCAGTTCGAGCAATGGATTGCGGAACAGAATTATAAATCGAATTATCCGCAAGGATATAACATCGAAGAGATCTTAGTCGCTAATTCGTTTTATATGCAAGAAACAGATGGCGAACAAGCTGTCTATCAGATTAGTGTAGGGGTGACCTACAGGAAGGAAAGGTAAAATGGCAGAACAGGTTAAGCGCATTAAAAAGCACATGATCGCACTGTTTATCAACACAGGCACAAAGGAAACAAAGAAGTGGACCAGAATCAAGAAGGCTACAAAGCTTGAGATTAAGCTTGATCCACAGAAGCAGGACTACGACTACATCTCAGATGAATCGCCAACAACAGAACTTGAAGGTTACAAGCCTGGAGTTGATGGCATGCCACTTACAATGTATAAGGGCGAGCCGGACTTTGATTTCATCTGGGAAAAGTTCTACGGACTTGCAACTGGAGCCGACGCAAAGGTCGAGGCTATGATTGTGTTTATTTTTGATGACACACCAAACGGTGCCAACAAAGCATGGCTTACAGAAGCAACACTAAGCATTGACTCGATGAATGCAGTTGAAGGTACGATTACATTTGACTTGCCATTTGGCGGCACAGTCGAAAAGGGAACAGCGAAGCTTCAGGCTGGCGTTCCAACATTTACTAAAGCATAAGTAATAAAGGAGTAATGATATGGCAGATATTTTAATATGGGACGGAGCTGAATACGTCCTTCCTAAGAAAACCCTAGCGGTGCAGAAAAAAATGGACGAGATTGGAAATTTGAGCGTCGCAAACAAGGGGGTTGAGTGCTATCGTAAGCAGTTTGAATTTTGCTCAGAGCTTTTGGGCAAGGATAATGTAGCAGTAGTTCTTGACGCAAAAAAGGTGGATGATGTTGATTTGCAGACCCTAACAATCTGCTACAACTCCATCGTTGATGCTTATCTGCAGAGGGTCCGTGAGCATCAGAGACAAAGAGAGGCAGAGCAATTAAATTCACCTGCGCTTGACGTAATTAATGACGTAGCGCAGAGCGTGGATAAGATTGCGAAGCTCAAATAATGCTAACTTTAACAAATCGTCTCCCCGACTCGATTGAGGTTCGTGGGAGGCGTTTTTTTTTAAACACAGACTATAGATACTGGCTAAACTTCCATAAATGTACTGATTTCAGGCCTTTATTTAAAGGCAATTCGCCTTGCGTTCAGACTGAAGGAGGCTGGGGAGTGCCTAACGATATATTCTTGGCACTTGTAGAGTTTTATACAAATCCTTGCCCTGTTCCAAAACAGAGTGATCCAGGTGTAGATACACTAGATTTTGATATTGATGCGGAGCTGATTTACAGTGCATTTTTGCAACAATATGGAATCGACATCATGGAAATCGAATTGCATTGGCACAAATTCAAGGCACTGCTAAAAGGCATCACTGATAAGACATTGCTCGGACAGGTAATAGGCTTTAGGGCGTCAACCGATAAAGAGTTTAGAGAGCAGCGAAACGCATGGGAGCTTCCAACAGTACTTACGGAAGAGGAAGAAGAACAGTATCGCAAGTTTGAAGAAGAGTGGGGATAGTAAATGAATGAAAATGTTTTAGAGATAAAAACCCTGCTTGATACGACAGGTGTAGACAAAGGTGTTGACAGTCTTTCTGGGAGCGTGAGTAGAGGCGCAGCGATGATAGGTGCTGCACTCGTAACGACTGCAGTAGGGCTTGGAACTTTGGCGATAAAGTCATTTGCGCAATACGAACAGCTCGCAGGCGGCGTAGAGACTTTGTACAAAAATAGTAGCAAAGAAGTCATGGCGTATGCAAGTAACGCATATAAGACGGCTGGCATGAGTGCTAACAAGTACATGGAGACAGTAACAAGCTTCAGTGCATCACTATTGCAATCGCTTGATGGCGACACAAAGAAGTCGGCAGAATACGCGAACAGGGCCGTGACGGACATGTCAGATAATGCCAACAAGATGGGCACATCGATAGAGTCTATACAGATGGCGTACCAGGGCTTTGCTAAGCAAAACTATACTATGCTAGATAACCTCAAGCTCGGCTATGGTGGTACTAAAGAGGAGATGCAGCGCCTTATAAAGGATGCGTCTAAGATGAAAGATGAGCAGAAAAAACTTGGAATTACTGTTGACGAAAACAGTATGAGTTTTGGCAATATCGTCAATGCACTAAGTGTAATGCAATCTCACATGGGGATAGCTGGAACAACAGCAAAAGAAGCAAACTCTACTCTAGAAGGTAGTGCAAATCAGATGAAAGCCTCGTGGGAAAATCTGCTTACTGCTTTTGCTGGAGGGGGAGATGTCGATAAGTCTATGCAAGCCTTTGCTGACTCAATTGCGATATTCTTAAGTAACTTAATTCCAAGGATAAAGGTTGTGGCTAAGAGTCTAGGCAAGGCATTTTCAAAAAGCCTTGTACCAGCGATTTTGAGAGGGTTGGGAAAGCTAGGTGATGCGGTCCCAATAATTAAGCCGTTGACATCAATCTTAAAAGGGCTAATTAAGAACTTTGATAAATTTAAGGTCTTAATCGTGATGGTTGCTTCTGCTTTTATTGCCTATAAAACAGTCGTTACAATTGTTACTGCAGCTCAGGTACTGTTAAATGCAGTTTTGTTTGCAAATCCTATTATGGTTCTCATAATGGCTATTGCAGCGCTCGTTGGTGGTTTTATTTACCTATGGAAAACGTCAGACGGATTCCGTAACTTTTTCATAGGAATATGGACCCATATCAAGAACTTTGTTGGTGCAGTTGTTGATGGGATTGTAACATTTTTTATGGAAACATTGCCGAACGGCATCAAAGCATTTGTATCAAAAGCGATTGACTTTTGGATTTGGTGGGAAACTCTTCCAATTCGAATAGTAATTTATCTAGCGCAGGTGATTGCAAAGATTGCTGCGTGGGTTGGAGATTTAGTTAGCCGAGCTGTAAGCGGTATAGCTGATTTTGTGAACAGTATAGTTAATGGAATTAAAGACTTGCCTAGCAAATTTGTGTCTATAGGTGGCCAGATAATCAGAGGTTTTTGGAACGGAATTCACGACAAGTTTAGCTGGCTAATGGATATGATTGGTGGTTTTTTTGGCAGGGTTAAGAGTAAGATAAAATCCTTCTTTGGTATCAAATCACCAAGCCGTTGGGGAGAAAAGGACATTGGTAACAATCTGATTTACGGTATTGCTAATGGTATCACGAGAAAGACCGCGTATGCACTTGGTGTCGTATCAGACTTTACTAGCAGCATAAAAGATCGTTTCGCAAGCGATATGCAAGGAGTTGAGGCTGACTTAACTGTAAACGGTGGCTACAATGGTTCAAGGCTAAAACGAGATGCAATAACGCTACCTCCAGGGGCAAGATATAATCAGATATCACGTAATGGATTTGGTGTAGGCGAGACAACCGTAATGCAGACAATTAATATCAATCAGCCTGTTGAGACTCCAGGCGAACATGCAAGAGTACTGAGAAGTGAAGCAGTAAAATTCGGATTGGCAGGTGCGATATGAGCAAAATGGTAAATGTGGAGGCCGTCAGAAGTGATGGCCTCCGATTTAGTTGTATTGCTTTAGCAGTGGTTCATCGAACGATAGAGAGATGAATAATAAACCACCGGCTATGCCGGTGAGATTAAATGGCTTTAGCGAAAAGATACCTCCTATGTTAAGATAAATATGGTCACCAACCACATATCAAAACAAGGAGGTAATCCAAAATGGATAAGAATAGTTTATCACATACATCGTGGAATTGTAAGTATCACATAGTGTTTGCACCAAAGTACAGAAGAAAAGCGATTTATGGAAAGATAAGAGTAGACATAGGAAAAATATTAAGGCTTCTGTGTGAAAGGAAAGGAATACAAATAATCGAAGCAGAATGTTGTCCTGATCATATACATATGCTTGTAGAGATACCACCAAAATACAGTGTGTCCCAAATTGTTGGTTATCTCAAAGGAAAAAGCTCATTAATGATTTTTGACAAACATGCAAATCTAAAATATAAATATGGAAGTAGACATTTCTGGTGTCGAGGCTATTTTGTAGATACAGTAGGGAAGAATAAGAAAAGAATAGAGGAATACATACGTACACAACTTCAAGAAGATATAGCAGAGGACCAGATAAGCTTGAAAGAGTATATAGATCCTTTCACAGGAAATAAAAATAAATAGCCCTTTAGGGCTTGTAGAAAAAGATGTGCGGTTGGTGAACAATTCAGTACATCTTGAGATGTTGCTGGCAAAAGCCCCTTATAGGGGCAGTACAAACCACCGGCTAAGCCGGTGGTTATGATTATAACAAAAATGATTGGAAAATGTTGACACTTGAAGGTGTTGACTTTCCTGAAATTGAAGTATTTTCAGAGGCGAGAGGGTTTGGCCACGGTGATATCGTAACAGGTATTAGAAAGCATGGCCGACAGATTACTTTGTCGGCAAGAATTAACGGATCTAATGATAGCTTAAGAGCTGAAGTAATCGGATTTCATAATGCGAACCATACTTATGATTTGTATATCACATATGCTGGAGTCACAAAGATAGCTAAAGACTGTGTTCTCAAGGCGGCAAGTTATCCGTCAAGAAACGTATATCGTAAGCCGACACTTGAGCTCTTATTTCAGTCACCTCATGCTGATCTATTTGGCGACAGCAAGGATACGACTGCTTTTAGTGCAGTTAATCCTATGTGGCACTGGACAAGATATTATGCGCCAGGAGGTGGCAAGCTTGCTTTTGGCGAGATAACTAAAACGGATACAAAGGTAATCAATTACCTCGGAAGCGAACCGGCTCCAATCGTTATCACAATAAAATCAACAGGCTATGTCCCTGGCATCGATATCGAGATGGGCGACCTTAAGACTAGCGTGAAAACGGTCTTAAATGCGTCTGATGTCCTCGTTATTGATTGCGACAAGCGAACGGTCAAAAAGAATGGTAAAGACGTACCATACAGCGATTTTGACGCTAGAGACCTTATGCAGATGGTGCTTGGCTATGGTGATAATCAAATCAAAATATCAAAAGACGGAAATACGGCATTTACCGCAGAAGTAAGCTTCGTGGGAAGATACGGAGGTGTGTAAATGATCAAGTGTCTAAACAAATTCGGCGAAGAGGTCAAGATGATTGACTTCGTCGAACTTCAATGGAGTAGAAAATATTTCGAGTGCGGATCATTTGTGCTATACATGGCAGCTAAGGATTACGACCCGAATGTCAAGTACATCCAATGTATTGGGCGCCCTGAAACTGCGATGGTTCAAAAGGTTGTTTATGAGGAGAAAAATAACGGTGAATTTGTCACTTTGTCAGGCTTTTTTATCGACAAAGTGCTTGATTGGAGCGCTTATACGATACCGATTTCGACAACGACATTTAAGAGTAAGGCAGAAGTTGAAACGCAATTAAAACAATGGTTGCTTGAAACTGTGAGTGACAAGTACGCTCAGCCTGGAGGGGGAACGGTAAACGGTGCAAAGCTAAGCGCAGATAGTGACGTACCAAGCGCGCTGTCTATAAGTGCAGAACTTGGTGAAAGTACAGGCTCTGCTATGCGAAAAGCTTTAAAGTCTGCAGGGTACACACTCATTTGCAGACCGATTTTTTCGGCAAAGGAAGAACCAGGCAAACCACTTCTAGGCATTGAGTTGCACATTCAAAAGGGCAAGGATTTGCGTGATGATGTATTTTTTGGTGAAGCTTGGGGCAACATATCTAAATGTGAATATGCATGCGACGAAAGCGGCATATACAGTGGCTTTTTAGCGAGCCAGGAAATCCCTGATGACTTTAAGACATCAAACGAGGTTCACGGCTTTTGGAAGGATGGCAAAAAGGTCAGGGCAATACACGAATACGTACAGTTTGATAGCAACGTGCCAAGCAATCTCGGCCATTGTATTCCGCTCAAAGTTTTTAATGCAAGCATAAGCGGAGTCGAGATCAAGAGCGAAAACGAGGCGCTAATAAGGTCAAAAATGAGGGATGCAGCAAAGCTAGAGATGTTAAACAATTACAAGCAAGAGACTATCTCAGTAGATGTATTGCAGCATCGTTTTTATTATCTCCAAGACTACGACCTGGGTGATATTTGTACAATCAATATTGATTCGATACAAAAAGAGTTTACTTCAAGGCTCGTCGAAGTCAGAGAGGTTCACTCTAAAAATACAGTAAAAGTCGAGCTTGTTTTTGGAACTCCAAACAGACAAACATATAGAAAGGTGGATGTATAGTATGGCAAAGAGTTTTCCATTTGAATCAAAAAGTATAATCGAAAATGAATGGGACAGAGCAATCACAGCCCAGGATGAAAGAGATTTCAACAAGATGTGCTGGGGAAACGGTGTGTTTATTAATCCAATCGATGGGCTAATGGTCACGGCACACGGAGGAATGACCGTCAATGTAAAACCAGGAGGCGCAATTATCGAGGGCGCGGTCTTTAAAGAAAGCAATAACAGACAAATCACATTGTCTCCAGCATCGAGCCTGCCTCGAATAGATCGAATCGTTTTAAGATTTGACACTGCAGAGGATAGACGAGATATAGACATCTATTTAAAAGAGGGTGTTGCAGCAACGAATCCTGTTGCCCAGGATCTAATCCGCGAGTCAAATTATTACGAACTGGCAATAGCTGATGTCTACATCCCAGCTCGTACAACCTCAATCGAAGCTGTCAACATATCTGACACAAGGATGGACTCGAGTCTCTGTGGTTGGGTAGTTCCAGCTGTAGAGTATCGCGGACTATTTGACAACCTATGGCTACAGCTACGTGATAGCTTCGGAACCGTGAACTCGGCACTGTCTGGGACACTTGCCCAGGATCTCAAGCAAGAAATTAAAGTCACAGATGAAAAGTACGCAGACCAGATAAAGCGAGTTAGAGACGACATGGGTAACGCAAGCATGTTAAAAACCAGCGCAAGAAATCTCGCAGATGCAATCAATGAGCTATATAACGGAGGTGGAAGAGCTCAAGATTATGTCATGGAGCAAGGCGAAGTCGATGGATGGCAGTTCGTGAAATGGAAGAGGGGGAGATTAGAGCTTATTAAGACAGCCGATTCGGACTCTAGATCAGGATGGACTGCTGGAGTCTGGAATAACATGATTTTTAACAGAAAAACGTTTACATTCCCATCGTCTTGTCGATTTATTGCAAAGCCAACGGTAATGGCGTCAGTACAGATTGGTAACGGTTATTCGTTCGCTGCCCAAACAATCAATACGCAAAATACAACGATGTTGACGGTAGCTGCGAGTCAGAGCTCAGCATCTGCAGATATTTTAAATTTGCAAATCTACGCGATAGGTAAGTGGAAATAGGAGGAGCATATGGGAGAACTGACAAGGGAAGAGTGGCTAGAACGCAAGAATACCATTGACATCAAGATACAATGTCACGATGATGAAATCAAAAGAATGAATACGCGATTGACGATTGTTGAGGACATGACAAGGGAAATACAGAAAATCAACACGAACATAGAGCTTATGATACAAAAAATGGATATGCACCACGAGGAACTCAACGAGCAGGGCGAAAGAATAAACGCACTTGAGCAAGTACCAAAGATGAGATGGAATGCAGTTGTCCAAGCTATCATATCCGTGTTAATAGGCTCAGGAATGACGCTAGTTATTCAAAACATTTTAGTTAAGTAAAGGTGGAAATAACTCCACCTTTTTATTTTATTCAAGGAGGTACATTATGAATCTTGAATTTTTAACAAATCTTTACATTCCACTAGTTATCGCAGTTTGTTTGGTTGTAGGCTATCTAATGAAGAAATTCTTACCAGCCGACAACAAGTACATACCACTCACAGTCACGATATTGGGAGCAGTGCTAGGCTGTATCAACGCTCACGCAATCACACTTGTAGCGATTGCAAGCGGTATGATTAGCGGACTTGCAAGCACAGGGCTACATCAGATATTTAAGCAAATTTTAAAATTAGAAAATACCGAGGAAGTCAAGGACTTCAAGGACTTGGAGGGTTAATATGTTGCACGGAATTGATATTTCAGGATGGCAAGAGGGTATACAGCTAGCAAGTGTGCCCGCAGATTTTGTAATAATCAAAGGAACAGGCGGTGCCGGATATGTATCGGCAGAATGTGACGGCTTTGTGCAACAAGCAAAGGCTGCAGGGAAGCTAATCGGAGTATACCACTTTGCTCGTGAGGTTGGTTTTGGCGGAACTCCCGAAGAAGAAGCGCAATGGTTTGTAGATAACTGTGGTGCATACTTCGATGGCACGGTTATTCCAGTGTTAGACTTCGAGCAGGATGTGTATTTAGGCGCAGAATGGGCAAAAGCTTGGCTCGATGCAGTTTATAGACTTATAGGTGTAAAACCTTTATTTTATAGCTATTTAAGTTTCATAGAAAGTCATGATTGTAGCGCTATAGCTAATGCAGACTATGGATTGTGGGTGGCTCAGTATGATAACAATAATGCAACAGGATATCTCGAAAAGGCTGCACCATATGTGCCATATTGGAGCGTTGTTGCAATGTATCAGTACACATCGCATGGATATCTAAGTGGATATAGCAAAAGACTTGATCTTGATGTATTTTATGGCGATGCAGATACATGGTATGCATATGCGAGGAAGCAGGGCGAAAAAGTGACGCAAGTCATTACACAAAAACCTAAGCAAGTCGATATTGGTGCAGAGGTTGTCAAATACGCAGGAGATGACAGATATGCAACATCCGATATCATAGACAAGGAGTTTGCAAAAGCAAATAAGGTGATTGTTTCAGGCAAAAACTTCCCTGACGGAATAAGCGCAGCATTTCTCGCAAAAGCAAATAAGGCGAACATAGTGCTAGATCATCCTGAGTTATCTTATGGGTTCGAAACATATATCGTTGGTGGCGATATAGTAAACAAGGGTGGAGCAAAAGTAATAAAGGGAGATACTAGATACGATACAAATCTAGAAGTTCTGAAAGAATGCTTTTCAAAAACAAAATCAATCATTGTTACTAATGGCAGCGATTGGGCTGATGGTGTATCCACACTTACAACAAACGTTCCAGTACTTATAGTTTCCGAGTTCGTAAAAGCGAATCAAATTGTAGAGCTAAAAAAACACAATGATTTACACTTTATCATTGTGGGCGATACAGGTGTTGTTAATACTACTGTAGAAAAGCAGCTCGCTGAGATTGGTAGCGTCGAAAGAGTCAAGGGAGCAGATCGTTTTGAAACGTCGAGAAAAATTGCAGAGCGTTTTTTCCCATCAGCTGAAGAGACTATTGTAGTTGCTTCATGGGCCGACGCAATCGTTTCAAGCAACATAGGTGAAATGCCTATTCTTCTTATAGGAGAAAATAATACAGCTGAAGCAAAGTCATATATCGCATCTCATGGGGTGAAGAGAGCATATGCTGTTGGGCTTGCTTGTGAGCTTGTGGTATAGTAGTTAAATCAAGGGGGCGTTTGCCCTCTTTTTTTTGTTGCCATAAATCAGTTTTGCGAATACAATCTAAGGAGTAGTGGTAGCAAAATCAAAAATACGAATTATATACGAAAAATATATTTTTGGTGACTTTGAGGACGGAGATATAAGGCTCGAAATGGCTAAAAATAGCCATAAGAATATATTTGTAAATCTTAAAAAACATATCAAATTACTCTCGCCATCTCCACCAAAATGACTTGAACCGTTGAAATTTCAACGGTTCGTTTTTTATATATACGAATTATATACGAATTTTATCTAAAATTGATGTTGCTTTGCTTTCTTCTGCCGGATAAAAGTGACTGTAAACATTTAGTGTTGTTGCGATGTCTGAGTGGCCGAGCCGTCTGCTTATCTCTAGTATATTGATGTCATTGTTGGCTAAAAGTGATGCATGACTATGTCTAAAGTCATGGATCCTGATGTGGTGTAGCCCTGCTCGTTTTGCTGCCTCTTTGTTTACATTCTCGACGCTTGTGTCACGGAGGGGATGAAGTCCACCACATATATGATAGCTTTCATTAAATCCACTATATTGTTTACACTGCTTGAAATGTTCATCGAGGATATCTGCTAACGGCCTTGAAACCTCTATGATGCGATTGCTATTGATGTTTTTCGGTGGTGTTTCCCTGTCACCATTTCCAAGCTTTTGTGAAATACTTTTGTTTATTGTAATCTTTCCATCGCGATAGTCTGTCCATCTTAGAGCGTGGATCTCGCCCTTTCTTGCTCCAGTAAAGTATGCCAGGGCGAAAAATACATAGTAGTCGTTGTAGTTTCGCTCCTCTGAAATCACATTAACTTCTCTTATAAACTTAATAAACTCTTCTTGTGTATAAAAAAGGATCTCTTTTTTCGTTTGATACGCATCCCTGAAATTACCTATCTTTATTAAAGGGTTTTTGTCTAAATACCCAACAGTAACGGCCCAGTTCAGCAGGCCCCTAAATGCTCCATAGATATTCTTTTTCATCGTAAAGGATAAATCCCTCGAACTGATATCGTTCTTCCATGAGACGAGCTGTTTTGAGGTTAATTTCTTGAGTTTTACATTGAGAGGTCTTATATATCTGTTTAATATCTGTGCATTCTTCTTGAGCGTGCTTTCTCTTATCTCGTGCTGTTTCGTTTCTAGGTATAAGTCTATCAGCTCCGGCACAGTCAGATTGGATGAGTCCTCTTTAGTGGAATTGAGCATAGAGGCTTCCACTTTCTTGGCCGACTCTTTACCATATGCAATGCGAGTGATGGTCTTATACTGCCCATCTTGAGTATAATTAACTCTTACAAGGTATTTTGTGAGTCCGTCTTTCTTTTCGCTTGTCCTATAAATTGGCATGGCAACCTCCTTGATTTTGGGTACAAAAATACCCCTCTATTTGACATTAATTTGACATTAAGGGGCTGCGATGGTACAATTTCGTTGTTCAGACGGGTTGTACATTGCAGCCTTATGCATCGCCCTCGGTTTCGGTCGGGGGCTTTGTTGTTTATTTCAATTTCTTTAAGCTCGGATTTTCTAGAAGTGATGTCATTTGACTTTTAGCAGCGGCATTTAGCTTCACAAGGCGATCTGGTTGAGGAATGCCATCTTTGATTAACTCAGCGTTATAGCTTTCTAAATTTGTTAAAACGATGAGTTGTTCAAGCGTGGCCGAATCTCTTATGTTTTCCGATTTAGACTTGTCCGGATTTAATTTGCGCCACTCTTTTGCTGTCATTCCAAATAATGCCACATTTAGAACATCAGCTTCATTTGCATATACATATCCTTGCTGCTGTTTTGTTAAGTCCTCCGGAATTAAATTTTCTTGTATGGCATCGGTGTGTATTTTATAGTTAGTTTTAGTGAGAAGTCGCCTCATGTTCCAGTTTAGTGATAGCCTGTTGTTCTCGTCTTCTTTTAATCTCTGATAATCTTTAATTATATAAAGCTTAAACTCAGGTGAAATCCAAGAAGCAAATTCAAAAGCAATATCTTTATGTGCATAAGTTCCACCGTATCGTCCCGCTTTGGAACGGATTCCAATAGCTTGCATACGATTTATCCACTGAGAAGGGGTCATTACTAATCTACCCGGTTCACTTCTAACCGTCTGGAATTCCATACGGTTAAAATTCGGATTGTATAATTGCTCCCAAGTTGCTAAAAAATCAATGGTTGCATAAGAACTAAGCCAGTTTGAAACCACTATTCGTGGATCTTCAGGATTTTTATGTTTAGCAATATCCGTTAGTGAAATATAATCATCCTCATCGCCTTGTGATACAACAGTTATTTCTAAACCGTTAATGTTCATTTTTTCTTGAAATTCGTTGCTCATGTTTCCTCCTTAAACACTACTATATATCTAGCAATCTATAGTGATTTAAGCACTCACGCATAAACATTTCAGTAACATCGAAATGCGCAGCTAGTCGGTTCTTATGTCCATATAGACACCTAAAACATTGAAATCGTTGAGTGGAATACACCAACACACTCGCCTATTACAGTCATCCCCTCGGCATCGGTTACAATCGGCTCATAGTCTGTGTTGCATGGGTTGAGTATGATTGTATCCTCTTGCCAAAAAACCTTTTTGAGGACTGCTTCGCAATCGGAGTTTATTCTCACAGCGTAGATATTACCGTCTTTATAATCGTAAGTCTTTTTTATAAAAGCAAGGTCGCCGTCTCTAATACCAGCCTCTATCATGCTATCACCACGGACACGCACGCAAAAATCTGCTTTTACTGAGCTGTCAATAAAAAAATGACCCTCAAAGTTCTCTTCGCACCAAGTGCCTTCTCCAGCACAAATATCGCCTAGAATTGGAATAGGGCGAGAAGCTGGCGTCAATAGGTTTGTTATACCTGTAACATCGGGTTCGCTTGAGTGGTCGTTCATAAGGTCAGACCTGTTTATATGAAAAAATCTGCATAGCTTGTCTATTTTATCCATTCTAGGCATCTTTACGCCCTTGCACCAATTCGATATTGTCGTTTGGCTGACTCCCATGTATTCGGCTAACTCTAATTGCGTTGTACCACGCTTCTCCATTAATCTGTTAAGATTTTCAGAGATAATTCTATTTATTTCTGTTTCTGACACTTCCTCATCTCCTTTAATATGTTGTAATCGCATTTTAAAACATAATGTTATAAAACACAATACTTTTTTATAAAAAATATAACTTTTAGTATTGACTATAACTTAAAGTTATGATAATATGACCTTGTAGCAAAGCATAAGATGGGAGGTGAAAACATGAAAAAAGAGATAAAGATAAGCCTTGCTGCTGCGAGAGTTAACGCAGGACTAACACAATCAGACATAGCCCGCGAAATGCATATTAACAAATCAACAGTTGTCAATTGGGAAAAGGGTAGAATAACGCCTAAGCCAGCTCAATTTGAAAAGTTTTGTGCACTATGTAGGATTGACAAGGATTATATTTTTTTGCAATAGATATAACTTAAAGTTATTAAACCATCACACCAGCGAGAAAGCAAAAGGAAAGTTTTAACTAAATTACATCCCTTATGCAAGTCGATAAAACAAAAGACCGATAGAGGTGCCTTCTCTACCAGTCTTTGTCTAAATTTGTTTACCCTTGACGCCTTGCAGGTTTTCACCACATCAGAAGGCACCTAATGCTTCTGTGGGGCGAGCTGTTACTTTAGCAGTTTTAGTTCTGCTACCATGCCTTGTGCTAACAACATTCAGGAGTACTTGATACAGTGAGTCGGATTTTAGGACTGACAAGGTCCTGGGCTTATACGTACCCGAACATTACGCTGCATCAGTATTCTGCCATTACCCAGTTTAACGTGTTGTGGGACCACAATAGGCGACCTTAAATCAAGGGAGCGGGCAAGTTCAAAAGTTTGGTCAATGTGACCACCTTCCTTTCTTGCCTATCGGCATAGATATATTGTATTGGCGATATGCTCGAATAGCAAGGATTTAGTTTTATCGGCTTACATAAGGGATGTAGGAACCGAGAAAGGAGGAGAGATGAAAGAAGAAAAGAAATTAGTGTCAGCGGTAAGACCACGTGGAACTGATGAGGCCTGCGTAATACAAGTTATAAGGACAAAATCTCTTGTAGGCGCAGGCACTCCTGATGATTTATCTAAAATAATGGTTCAATACTGGGATTTTGAAGGCAATCTATTGGCTACTTCGTATCACCATACAGTGTGAAGGAGATTAAGAAAAAACAACAGAAAGGAGCTACGAGATGAGATTTCCAAATGTGAGACCAGATGTAAAGACAGCATTTGAGATGTATCACTCGCTAACATACTTCACGTCTAGCGATGTGAAAAAATTATTTGGGTGTGCAGGGTCTACTGCAGCGAAGATTGTAAAGATGACTCGCGATGAAATGGCAAGGCGAGAAATCAAGATGTACTGCGAGCATGACAACTATTTAAACAAAGACGTCTTATATGACATGGCAGGACTAGATATAAACAGTATCAACAAGTCATACAAGATGTTGGAAAGGAGAGCGCTATGAAGATTAAATCAATCATACCACCGACGCTTTTTATATCTGCAGTGCTTACGCTTAACGGCATAGCAACTGCGATTGACAACCCTCAAGTGTATCAGCAGACGGAATACAAAGTCGTAAGCAACATACAGATTGATGTTAAAGGAATCTCAAACGAAATGATTGACGACATAGCGACTAGAAGTGGTGTAGACCCTAATATCGTCAAGGCAATCATTGTTGAGGAGTCAGGAGGCAATCCTAACGCAGTAGGTGATAATGGCGAATCAATAGGCTTAATGCAGATACAACCAAAGCACCACCAAAAACGAATGGAAGAACTAGGAATCGTGAGTCTATTCGACCCACAGGAGAACGTAATTCTAGGGTGCAGTATCTTGTCAGACCTATACGACAAGTACGGAAACTACGAGGACGCACTATCAGTCTACAACAGTGGCAACACTGAGGACGGCAAAGCATATGCAGAAAGGATATTGAGCAAATAATGGACAAGAGCGCTTTGGACTGTATCGCAAAAAATATGAAAGACGCTCCGGAAAGCGCCAATCAAAATCAACAACTTAATTATATCAAAAGGAGAAGAAAATGACAATCAAAATCAACAAGCTAGAAATTGAGAACGTAAAGCGAGTAAAGGCAGTAAAGATGGAACCTACTGCAAACGGTCTCACAATCATCGGCGGAAACAATGGACAGGGCAAGACCAGTGTGCTAGATAGTATCGCCTGGGCACTTGGAGGCAACAAGTTTAAGCCTAGTCAGGCACAGCGCGAAGGCTCAGCGATTCCACCTAATCTGCACATAGTAATGAGTAATGGCCTTATCGTTGAGCGAAAAGGGAAGAACTCAGACCTTAAGGTTATAGATCCAGATGGGAACAAAGCAGGTCAGAATCTACTAGACAGCTTTATAGATGAGCTTGCACTCAACTTGCCAAAGTTTATGCAGCAATCAAGCAGAGAAAAGGCAAGCACATTGCTACAGATCATCGGAGTAGGAGAGCAGCTTGTGCTCCTTGAAAAGGAAGAGCAGGACACTTACAACCGCAGACATGCAATCGGTCAGATCGCAGACCAGAAGGAGAAGTTTGCCAAAGAGCAGGAATATTATCCAGACGCTCCAAAGGATTTGGTATCTGCATCAGATCTAATCAAAGAACAGCAGGAAATTCTAGCGAGAAATGGCGAAAACCAAAGGAAGCGCGAAAATCTCGCAAGCATACAAAGGATGCACGAGAAGGCATCTAGTGATGTCGAAAGACTAAAAAAAGAACTGTCTGAAGCAGAAACTAAACTTGCTAACACAATACAGGATTTAGTTACAGCAAATAAATCGGTTGAAAACCTTGTTGACGAATCAACTGCAGAGCTTGAAAAGAGTATCACTGAAATTGACGAGATTAATCGCAAAGTCAGAGCAAATCTGGACAAGGATAAAGCTGAGGAAGACGCAAGAGGCTACAGAGCCGAGTACGAGGAGCTCACAGAAGCACTTACAGACGTTAGAAAGCGCAAGGCTGCACTTTTAGAAAGCGCAGACCTACCACTAAAAGGGCTATCCGTTGAGGATGGCGAACTCATTTACAACGGATTTAAGTGGGATAACATGAGTGGTTCTGACCAGCTCAAAGTCGCTACAGCAATAGTTCGCAAGCTGAACTCTAATTGTGGATTTGTGCTACTTGACAAGCTAGAGCAGATGGACCAGGAGTCTCTGAAAGAGTTTGGAGACTGGCTCGAAGCAGAAGGTTTGCAGGCTATCGCTACTAGAGTAAGCACTGGTGAAGAATGCAGTATCATCATCGAAGATGGATATGTAAAGGGCGCTGAAGCAGAGGAAATAAACACGCAAGCTTTTGAGGAACCATCTAAAGCTGAATGGAAATTTTAGGAGGCTATATGAATATCACTAAAGGAAAAATCGCAAAGGCTCAAAAGGTCGTCATATACGGAGTTGAGGGAATAGGCAAGTCCACTCTTGCCTCACGATTCCCTGACCCTGTTTTTATCGACATAGAGGGGTCAACAAGCAACATGGATGTTGCAAGGCTGGATAAGCCAACAAGCTACACAATGCTAAAGAATCAGCTATCATTCATCGCAGCCAATCCTACAGCGTGCAAGACGCTAGTGATTGACACAGTGGACTGGGTTGAAAAGATGGTAATCGAAGACATCTGCATGGCACACGACAAGAAGGACATCACTGGATTTGGCTATGGCGAGGGATTTATAAAGCTAGAGCAAGAAATAGGCAGGTTCCTCAACAAGCTATCAGACATCGTCGAAAAGGGCGTAAATGTAATCTTAACAGCGCACGCGATTATAAGAAAGTTTGAACAGCCGGACGAAATGGGAGCGTATGACAGATACGAACTCAAGCTTGGCAATAAGACCACAGGAAAGACTGCTGCACTTGTAAAAGAGTGGGCCGACATAGTACTTTTCTGCAACTACAAAACACAAGTATTTGCTGTAGATGACAAAGGGACAAAGCACAAAGCTCAAGGTGGTGAACGAGTGATGTATACGGCGCATCACCCAGCATGGGACGCAAAGAATAGGCACGGACTGCCATTTGAACTGCCTATGAAATACGAGAGCATTGCTCACATCTTTGATGTCAAGGCAGAGCCGGTCAAAACAGAACCAAAGACCGAGACTTCTGCTGAGCCAGTTAAAGCGCAACAGGAAATGCGCCCTGAGGATCCTATCTATGCTAAGAAGTATGATGACGCGATACCTATCTCGGTACAGGACTTAATGTCTATCAGCGAGGTCACAGAAGACGAATTGAGAGGCTTTTGGCAGAAGGTAGGACATTTCCCTAAGGACATGCCTTTTGGCAATGTACCACAAGATTATTGGAACGTGCTGATAGCAAACTGGAACTCAGCACTTAAAGATATAGTTAACGCAAGAACAAACAAGTAATGAAAGGAATATTAAAAAATGAGCAACATGAATTTTGACAGAGAGTTTGATTGGAATGACGAAATCACCCAGGACAGTGGAGAGTTTTTGCTATTACCTGAGGGAGACTACAAGTTTATCGTTGAAAGCTATGAGCGAGGCAGACATCAGCCACAACCCGGCGGAAAGCTTCCAGCATGCAATAAGGCTATCGTTAACATCATTGTAAAGACCGCAGAGGGCGATGTTAAGCTCAAGCACAATCTATTCCTACACAGCTCGACAGAGGGGATGTTATCAGCGTTCTTTGGTGCTATCGGACTTAAAAAGAAAGGCGAACCACTCAAGATGAACTGGAACGAAGTTGCAGGCAAAGAAGGTGTTTGCAAGCTTGGACAGCGTGAATATAACGGCAACAAATACAACGAGGTTAAGCGCATGATCTACGCAGAAGATGTTGACCTCACAAAGGTGCTCAACAAGGATGTCCCAGGATTTACACAGACTGGATTTAATGCGGAAGATTTTCCATTCTAAGGAGACAAAATGAAGTTAAGAGATTACCAAGAGGAAGCAAGAACTGCTATAGCAAACGAATGGAAGAAGGGCGTCAAGAAAACACTCCTGGTACTTCCAACAGGGTGCGGAAAAACGATAGTCTTTTCAAAGGTCGTCGAAGACAGAGTAAAACTTGGGGAGCGTGTGCTAATTTTAGCACACCGCTCCGAGTTACTTGACCAGGCATCAGATAAGCTTGCAAAAGCAACAGGCATTTTTACAGCTACAGAAAAGGCGGAACAAAGCTGCCTAAATAGCTGGTTCAGAGTGGTGGTTGGGTCTGTACAAACTTTGCAAAGACCTAAGAGGCTAGCACAGTTTGACAAAGACTATTTTGACACCATCGTTGTGGACGAAGCTCATCACTGCATTTCAGATAGTTATCAAAGAGTGCTAGAACACTTTAGCAATGCAAATGTGCTAGGCGTTACAGCAACGCCAGACAGAGGTGACATGCGTAATCTAGGATCATATTTTGAGAGCCTTGCATATGAGTACACTCTTCCAAAAGCAATCAAAAACGGATACCTAAGTCCAATTAAGGCTTTAACAATTCCGCTTGAGCTAGACTTGAGTGCAGTATCAATGCAGTCGGGAGACTTTAAGGCAAGCGAGGTGGGAACCGCTCTCGATCCTTATCTCGAACAGATTGCGGATGAAATGCTTAAGTACTGCGCAGACAAGAAGACGGTTGTATTTCTGCCACTTGTGAAGACGTCTCAAAAGTTTAGAGACATTCTAAACGAAAAGGGATTTAAGGCAGCGGAAGTCAATGGCGACAGCAAAGACAGAGCAGAGGTCTTAGACGATTTTAGCAAAGGAAAATACAACGTACTTTGCAATTCTATGCTTCTAACGGAGGGATGGGATGAGCCATCAGTCGACTGCATTGTGGTTCTAAGACCAACAAAAGTGAGATCACTTTACTCGCAGATGGTAGGTAGAGGAACGAGGCTATATCCAGGGAAAGAAGACTTATTATTGCTCGACTTTCTATGGCATACAGAAAGACATGAGCTTTGCCATCCAGCAAGCCTCATTTGTGAAAATGAGGAAGTAGCAAAGAAGATGACCGAAAACATGGAGATTGCTGCAGGTACTGCGATAGATATAGAAGAGGCTGAGGAAAAGGCAGCATCGGATGTAGTAGCTCAAAGAGAAGAGGCTCTTGCTAAACAGCTAGAGGAAATGAGAAGACGCAAGCGCAAGCTTGTAGATCCATTACAGTTTGAAATGAGCATCCAGGCAGAAGACCTATCAACATACATCCCTTCGTTTGGTTGGGAAATGGCTCCTCCATCTGACAAGCAGATTAAAGCACTTGAAAAGTACGGAATATCCCCTGACACAATCGACAACGCTGGCAAGGCTTCGATGATTTTAGACAGGCTAAGCAAACGCAGAGACGAAGGGCTTGCAACACCTAGGCAAATTAGATGCCTCGAAATAAAGGGATTTAAGCATGTAGGTATGTGGCAATTCCAATCTGCTAAACACATGATAGACCGAATCGCTGCTAATGGATGGAGAGTTCCTAACAGCATTAATCCTGCAGAGTATAGACCGTCATAAGGAGAATAAGGATGCAAAGAAATCATCTTGAATTATTACAACATATCAATCCATCGCTCTTGAACTATCAAGAATGGGTGAACGTAGGCATGGCGCTTAAGCAGGAAGGCTATACAGCATCTGATTGGGATTCATGGAGTGCACAGGACAGCAAAAGGTATCATCAAGGGGAATGCTTTAAGAAATGGGATGGATTTGCAGGAAATGGAAATCCTGTGACCGGAGGAACAATATTTCAGCTTGCTATAGAGCAAGGCTGGACTCCTCCGGAGAAAACGTCTCATGAGCTTAACTGGGATGACGAGATTGGAAAAGACTACAAGCTCATTGATGAGGCTTGGCTTGAAGTGAAAGAAATAAACGAACCTGATGACACGCAGTGGAATCCTGTTAAAGAGTTGATTACTTATATAGAAACACTCTTTGAAAGTACTGAAAATGTTGGATACGTCACAGAGGTTTGGAAAAAAGACGACAAGTACATGCCAGGCAAAGGCTCATACGACCGAACTGCAGGGCAACTCCTTGAAGCATTATCGAAATGCAACGGTGACATAGGCGCTGTAATCGGCGATTATAAAGAAGAAGCTGGCGCATGGATAAGATTTAACCCACTAGATGGCAAGGGCGTTAAAAACGAAAATGTGACAGACTATAGGTACACGCTCGTCGAATCGGACAGCATGGAACTAGAAAAGCAAAATGCAATCATTAGAGAGCTTGAGCTTCCTGTAGCTTGCCTTGTATCGTCTGGAGGGAAATCCATACACGCTATCGTGAAAGTGGATGCTAATAGCTATGAAGAGTACCGCAAGAGAGTTGATTACATTTACTCTATTTGCAAGAAAAATGGACTAGACATAGACGCACAAAATAGAAACCCTTCGAGGCTATCTAGAATGCCTGGAGTAATGCGCAAAGGTCGAAAGCAGTTTCTCATAGATACAAACATCGGAAAAGACAGCTACGAGGATTGGTACAAATACATCGAGGACTTAAATGACGACTTGCCTGATCCTGAAGGACTAGAGGGGTGTTGGGATGACATGCCTGAACTTGCGCCTGAGTTAATTCATGGAGTACTAAGGCAAGGCCACAAGATGCTAATCGCTGGACCATCTAAAGCCGGAAAATCATTTGCTCTCATAGAAATGTGCATTGCAATAGCTGAAGGGACTAAGTGGCTAAACTGGCAGTGTAGCCAGGGCAGAGTTTTATATGTAAACCTTGAGTTAGATCGAGCATCTTGCTTACACCGATTCAAGGATGTTTACAAGGTGGTCGGAATCAAGCCTCAGAACATTGGCAATATCGACATCTGGAATCTAAGAGGCAAGACAGTACCAATGGACAAATTAGCGCCTAAATTGATTCGTAGAGCGCTTAAAAAGGGTTATATAGCAGTTATCATTGACCCTATCTATAAAGTCCTTACAGGGGACGAAAACAGCGCAGATCAGATGGCTCATTTCACGAACCAATTTGACAAGGTGGCGACGGAACTTGGCTCAAGTGTAATCTACTGTCACCATCACTCAAAAGGTGCCCAGGGCAATAAAAAGAGCCTAGATAGAGCGTCAGGCAGCGGAGTATTCGCAAGAGACCCGGACGCACTCATAGATTTTATAGAGCTAGAGCTTACAGAAGAAATATATTCAATGCAGCTTAACCAGGCTAAGTGCAAGGTATTTGATGAGGCTATTCGCTCAAATAACCCAGGTTATTATGACGAGAATGTTGGACTAGACGACACCTTGAGCTTGCCTCAAATCACTAGTCATGCAAACAGAGCGCTTACGCAAAGTGCGCTTCTAAAGTGTTCTACAGAATGTAACGCAGTAGAGAACGAAATCCGAACACTGAGCGCTTGGAGAGTAAGCGGAACGCTCAGAGAGTTTGCTAAGTTTAAGCCTGTAAATATGTGGTTCAGATACCCAAAACATGAGGTTGATGAGGCTGGAGTGCTTGCTGATATAGAGACAGAATCAGCTCAGCCAACATGGAAAAAGGCTATAGGAGAGCGAAAGAAAAATGCTAAAGAGTCAAAGGAAGCGCAGCTAAATGAGTTTGAGATAGCTTTTTCGAATCTCGAAATGGATGGCGAGGTGCTCATGTCTGACTTGGCAGACGCCTTAGGTTTATCTTCTCATAGACAAATAGGAGCATGGCTAGGTAACGGAAAAAAGGCTCGTCCTGAGTACAAAAAACGCTATGAAACTTATGGTGAAGTTGGTGGAGAGAGATATATTAGGCGCAAAGCTGAGGGGTGCGATGAACTGTAAAAATATAGGTGCGCACCCCCCAGGGTGCGTACTTACGATTTTATGGTCGAGAGCACTGCTCAGAGGGGGGGGTGCGCACCTCTATATTATATATAGGTGTTTACACACCCCCATGCAAGCATGTACACACCCCTATGTGGTGGGGCGCTATGCTTACGCCCCGCCCACACATAGGAGTGGTCATACATGCACCGCGCGAGAGGAGGTAAAAAATGAAATTTGGAAATAATTTAAACTATGACTTTTTAAACGCAGCAAAATGTATGCCTATGTTGAGACATAAAGAAATAAATAAGCAATTCGATATAAGAAAAAGCGAAGCTGCAAAATGGATTTGTTCACAGCCGGAAGTGTTGCAAAAAATTTTTGATATGGCAAGAAGAAAAGGACTGATTGAATACGACTCTGAAACAAAGACTTGGAAAGGGATTGATTATCATGATTGAATTTTTTATGGCGATGATTCCGCCAACAAAAACACATCAAGAAAAACGAGCGACAATTTGCTCAGATAAAAAAATTAGATTTTACGAAGATGAGGAACTAAAGGCCGTAAGGCAAAAGCTAAAAGCTCATCTGGCAAAATTTAGACCCAATCGAAAAGCAGTAGGTCCGGTAAGGCTCGTAGTGAAATGGTGCTTCCCAATCAAAGGCAAGCACAAAAACGGCGAGTGGAAAATAACTAAGCCTGATGTGGATAACTCAAACAAGCTTTTACAAGACTGCATGACGGACCTCGGCTTTTGGAAAGATGACGCACAGGTAGCAAGTCTGATATGCGAAAAGTTTTGGGCAGTAATACCAGGAATATGGATCAGAGTTGAGGAGCTGGACAATGATACGAACTAAGAAAAGCAAAAAGCAAAAAAGACCAATCGAGCAGGTCCCTCGTTTTGAAATCATAAAATTGCAAAACCTACTGCACATATCAATCATGGTGCGAGTGCTATGGACAGTGTACGGCTGGAGAGAAAAACGCATCGGATATTTCCTCGAAGCGTACATGAGTCTGCTCGGAGAGGTATGGGACCAGAGGTGCACGGTCAATCAGATGATAGACGGAACGAAAGACATGACTGGGCACGACATAAGGCAGCTAGTAGACGACATGATTAAGTATGGGAGGTAGCAATGAAATGCGAACTATGTGGGAAACGAATCAACGAGTACGGCAAGTATAGTGCAGTTATAGCAGGCAAAGAGCATTATCTCTGTGTTTGGTGCTACAAGAAGACACAGAGAAATAACGAGATATTGAAGAATAAAGAGAGGTAAAACAATGATATTAGCATATGGAATCGTAACAGTATTAGCAGTAATCGTCGGAAGTATCGCAGGACATACATTAACAAAGTATTTTGCAAAGCGAAGAGCCGAGAGGCTGTTTGAGAGACTTATAACAAAAGCATTTGAGGAGTCTGTAGATAAAATTATCAAAGAAATATCGGAAAAGCAAAAGGGCAACGAGAGTTTAAAGGAGAGCAATCACATGAAAAATATAAAGTTGGGAGAATAGAGATGTATAAAGTTCCAATGGAAATTCCAAAACATTGTAATAAATGTCCGTTTGGCAGACATCAATACACCAAACCTTTTGGTCGAGTGAAGATAGGATAGACCCTGTAGACTTTAAATCAAATATCAAGAATACATACGGATATGTATGCAATATCGACTTTAACGAAAATGGAAAGTACACACAAGTACTACGGGCTCAAATTGGAAAGGACATTGAAAGGCCTGATTGGTGCAAACTTATAGATATGGATGCGAAACGATTGAAGAGGTGAAAGATGATACCAAAATTTAGAGCATGGGATAACGAAAATAAATGTTGGACAAACTATGCAATCACAGACGACTTGCAAATATTTTACGACAAATATACAGGGTGTTGGCATCGCAAAAACAAAGATAGGTTTGTGTTAGTGCAATCCACAGGACTAAAAGATAAGAACGGAGAGGAAATATACGAGGGGGACATAGTGAAGCCAGTATCTTTTGCAAGTTGGATAGGTGTAGTTAAATATTCCCCTGAAAATGCAGCATATATTCTTGATGACCATAATAACGAGTTTATAAGAGGTGAAAATGTATATTTAAGCCAATTCAATGAGGGATTAGAGGTTAAAGGCAACATATACGAAAACCCTGAGTTAATGGAGGTATAACGATGAGATTAATAGACGCAGAATTGATGAACCAGATTTGTAATCACACATCATTAAGCACATGGATACCAACATCAGTAGCATTGCCAAACGAACCAGAACCTGTACTAATGAAGTTGATTTGTGCGATATTAAAAATATAAGAGAGGTGTAACATGCAAGAAATGATTATATACATCAGCGGTAGGATTACCGACTATGACGACTACGAGAAGACTTTTAAAGAGGCAAAGGAAATGCTCTTTGACGAGTATCCTGGGGCAGAGATTATTAACCCAGCTGAAATAGTATTGCCAGAGGTCTGCGATTGGGATGACTACATGGCGATATGCCTAAGGCTTTTAGATAAGGCTACACACATCTACATGCTTGACAATTGGGTGCACTCAAAAGGCGCTTGCACTGAGCACTTATACGCACTAAAGAACGGCATAGAAGTTTTATGGCCAGAAAGTTCGCCATACAGATAGGAGCATGCGATGGGTAATAGAACGAAAGCACTGAAATATATTGCAGATCACTATGGATACATGGGGCAGAAGGATATGCTGATAGAAGAATTGGCCGAACTCATACAAGCTCTTAACAAATTCGAGAGGTATGAGCACGAAAGCGGATTCCTTGCTAATCTGATTGAGGAGGTTGCTGACGTAGAGATCATGTTAGCTCAAGTCAAATATTTGCTAGGGATTAATGAGCGAGTAGAGCATGCAAAGTTTTTCAAGGTCGAGAGGCAAATAAAGCGAATCGAGGAAGAAGGCACGGAGCGAGGTGTATAGCCATGGTGGACTACGAACAGATTAAGCAGCTTAAAGCATTGCGCAGGGAAGCCGAAGGACTTAAATACTCTATCGACCATGCTAAGCCTGAAATAGTCACAGACTACTACAAGGACTACAAGACAGGTCGAGGAATCCCAAAAACGCTTGTAGGAGTCGATTTTGACTGGAAGGGTATATCGAGTAGGGAGAGACGGTTAAAACGCAAGCTAGACGAAATTAGCAAGCTAATTGAGGCTATAGAAAAGGAGATAGAAGCTATAGGCGACCCTGACATGAGGACAATACTTCGAATGTACTACATAGAGGAGCGTTCGCAGGAGGAAACCGGAGGAGTCCTAGGATATGACAAGGCAACTATCTCAAGAAAAATAAAGGCATTTCATGAAAGTTGCAACAAATGCAACAAAAAACTGTGATATATTGTATTTAGCGAAAAGGGAATTGTGGCTTCCTCAAATTATTTCTCATATAATAACTCGCAGAAGGCGCTCAAGATTGGGCGTCTTTTGTGTTGCTGCAAAACAGACGAAAAGAGAGGTGGTGGTGTGGCAGGATATGACAATATCAGAGATGCAAATCAAAAACGAACGCCGCACGAGCGCCGAGAATTGGCAAAAATTGCAGGAAGGGCGAGCGGTGTTGCGAGACGTCGCAAGGCAAACTTTAACAAGACACTAAATATGCTGCTTACGGCTGAGATAGATTCACCGGAATGGAAGCCGTTACTCGATGAGCTTGGAGTTGATGCAACACTAGAAAGCGCGATGCTGATGGCTCAAATCAAAAAGGCTCTATCAGGAAATGTAAAAGCAGCTTATTTTGTAGCACAATATGCAGGTCAATCGTTTAACACCGATGCAGACAACAAAGAGCAAGAGGCTAGAACCGAACACATCAAAGCGCAGACTGCAAAGGCTAAAGGTGAAGACGCACAAGAAATTGAGGACGACGGCTTTATCGATGCACTTAAAAGCGAGGCGAGTGACGTATGGGAAGACTAGTACAAGCTTTTAAGTTTAAGCCGTTTAGCCGAAAGCAGAAAAAGATTTTAACATGGTGGCTTCCAGAATCACAAGTGCATGAGATGAACGGTATCATCGCAGACGGTGCGATTAGATCAGGCAAGACGGTATCGATGGCACTATCATTTGTGATGTGGTCGATGGAGACGTTTAACGGCGAAAACTTTGGCATGGCCGGTAAGACTATCGGTGCGTTTAGGCGTAACGTTTTAAAACCGCTTAAATTAATGCTTTTTGCTAGGGGCTACAGGTTCAAAGACCATAGAGCCGACAACCTACTCGAGGTAAGTCGCAACGGTGTAACGAATTATTATTATATCTTCGGCGGTAAGGACGAACGCTCACAAGACCTTGTACAGGGTATTACGCTCGCCGGGTTCTTCTTCGATGAAGTCGCACTTATGCCTGAGTCTTTCGTTAACCAGGCAACGGCACGATGCTCAGTCGAAGGTTCGAAGTGGTGGTTTAACTGCAATCCGGATAAGCCTAAGCACTGGTTCAAAGTAAACTGGATTGACCAGGCTGCAGAAAAGGATTTAATCTATTTGCATTTTGCGATGGACGACAATCTGTCGCTATCAGAAACGATAAAAGAAAGATACAGGCGCCAATTCGTGGGCGTCTTTTTTAAGCGATTTATTCAAGGGCTATGGGTTGCAGCAGAGGGGCTTGTACATCCTCAGTTTGCAGACAAGGCTCAAGCTTACGCAATAAGCTACGACAAGTTAATGCCTGTTGACGAAAATGGTAATCGCAAGAATGCACATCGGATAGTGCAGATTTATATCGGCATAGATATCGGCGGTACA